TTGTCGAACCAGAAGTACCCGTAGCAAAGTTAGCGTTTGCAAATCGGTGTGCCAAAGCAGTAGCTTTACTTGTCAAAGATGCGTCTGACGCAATTGTATATAACTGCATTGGATCATCATTAACAAAAGCTTTTACAGGGTGATTTGAATCAGCCCCTGATCCTGGCCAGTAGTTAGAAAAAATAGTTTTACCAGTTGTCGAAGATACATACTCACAACCCGCAAAAGATCCTAGTAATCCAACAGTTCCACCCGCAGCCGCACCTACAATGTCAATATAACCTGTAGATAGAGGAATAACGGGAGATCCTTGATAAATTACATTAGAGTTTCCACTTGCGATCTCGTAGAGTGTGTAACCAGACATACCAGTAGTATTTGTGCTTTGTCCTAATTTACCAATTGGACGTAGCCCAAAAGCAACATTGGTATTTGCCATCGGATAGTCTCCTTTTTAAAATTGTTTAGGAGTCGCTTTTTTGACCCCCAAAAGTTACACGACTTTGCCGACTGTTTTGAATCGGCATTGAAGGATGTTGTTCCTTCATTAGATCAGAATCTACAGCTTTCATCGCTTCGCGGGTTCGGCCCCCGTAATACTCGTTTCTTTCCCGAGCTGTTTCTTCAGGTATACGACACAACATCAAACCACCTTGTCCTATGATCCCCTCATACTTACCTGTATCAATAACGGGTGCTTCATAGTTTGGATATTCATCGGCTCGAACAGGTTCCCATCCTTCACGTAGTTTAGTGTGGACATTAACTTTGTCCTCTTCACCACGCATTGCGACTCTTATCCATCTATGCACAAATCCTTGTGGAGGATCAGGTGCTTCAAGATGACTTGGAGGTGCCCAAGGTTTTCTGCGAGTTTCTTTTACTCGTGACTCATCTTTTCTTTCTGTTCTAGTGGTCATGTCTACTCCTTCACATGTTTAGCGTATTCTTCTAAAGGTACGCCAAGCTTTTTAGCTATCGCAACTTGAGAAGGTGATAGCTTGACCGTCCTACGCCCCTGTTTATTATTGCGAGATGCTGAACTGCCAGCAGAAGCGACCTGGTTTGTTCCACTCGTTTTTTTAGCCACTTTAAACTTATGAGGAAACTCAGTCCTCATGCGACTATTAAGAGCATCATAATACTCTTCTGTCTTTGTGTCAAATCCTTCTCCAACAAGTTCATTGTGAATGGTAAAAGCAGCGGTAGTCATTATCTTGTCTTCTCCAAACCATTCATTCTCTCCTGCCCATTTTTTTGCACGAGGATCAGGTGCTTGTTGTTGAGGTTGAACCTGTTGTTGAGGTTGAACCTGTTGTTGAGGTTTAGCCTGTTGTTCTACCCTAACTTTAGCTGTGTTGTATTTTTGTTGTTCTACCGCAATGCTTGCTAAATGTTGTTGAGCATCAGCCATTTTATCTGCATCACCTGCTTCAAACGCTTCTTTATACATACGTTTGGCTTGTTCCGTTTGAGCTTGCAATCTAGTACCATACTCGGATACATATCCTGTATCTAAAGCTTTAACTCTCCCTTGAAGTTTTTTATTTTCTTCAAGAAGTTTTTGAGAAAAATTAACAGCTTCTAGTTTATCACGTTCTTCTTGACGGTACTTTTCCGTTAATTTTTTTATACGAGACTGAACATTCTTGCTATAAGATTCCAATTCATCTTCATTCCCTTTAGGAGCTTCTGCTTGCGTTTCCTGCTCTTGCTCTTGCTCTTGCTCTTCTGGTTTTTCTGAAGATGTTTCTTGTTTAGTCTCTTCTTTTTCTTCTTGAACTTCTTCTACAACAATTTCTTCTTTTTCTTCTTCTGCCATGATTACCTCTACACGCTTATAACATCATCTGGTTCTAATATGGTGGCGATAACTTCGTCATCATTAATGACACGAACTTCTCCACCATCAATCTTAAACCTAGATCCAGAATACCGTCCAATGCAAACCCATTGTCCTTCTTCACACCAAGGTTTAAATTCTCCAAACTTTTTAGGGTCTTTGTACGCTAATGGACCTATTTTTAATACGTAAGCAACAACAGTTGCAACTGACTCTCTATCCCTAACTTCATCAGGAACATAAACTCCACCAGCAGTTTGCCCTTTTCCTTGATAGGGCATAACCAAAACTCTCCAACCTGTTGGCTGTGGTAATCTTTCTAGTAATGATTTTTTGAGAAGAGAAGGGTCTAAAACCCTTTGGTTATTTTCGACATATGCACTCTTAACAGAAGATAAAGTACTACTAGTGTCCTCTTTATCTTTTTTTATTTTCTGCGCAACATGATCAGGAACGTAAAGTGTCTTCGTCATAATCTGCGTTATTCTCCAGCAGGGCCTTGATTTCTTCTCTAGCTAAAGAGAGGCCCCGTATCTCTCCAACTGTCATTTTATATTCCTCCCAACTCTTTACTGAGCCGTGAGCAAGAGCAGATGATAAATTTTCTTCTCTCTCTCTTAACTTATTATATAAATATTTCGAGAAGTCAACAACATCCATTCATCCATCCCTCAACTATGTATCAAGTTTATTTTCTTTTATCTTTTCTGGGATGATTTGGCAAGCTGGTTTTGCTTGGTAAATAACAGGACTCTGCAACAAGATACGAGCTTTTTCTCCTGCTTCAATAAAACATTCTTCTTTACTGGTTAATAACTCTAAGCCTGTTATAACATTGCAAGATTGCACATAAGGTGCTGCACATACCAATATTATAGGGAGCCACATATCACTTTTTCTTTGCTGTTTTAGCAGCTCTTTTAAAATTAGATGCCGTTGGTGCGCCTTTCGTACCGGGCTTTCTCATTTTCTCTCCACTACCTGCTGCTATTCTTTTTCTCTTTGCATGAATGTTTTTATAAAGTGACATTATTTTTTCCCCTTTGGTTTCTTCATTTTTTTGAAATCTTCACCTGTAATCTTGGTTTTAGGTGCTGCTACTTTGGCTATTTTCTTTTGTTTTTTTGATAACATTTTAACACTTCCACTTTCTTAATGATTTGTTAATCCTTGAATTTGGATCCTTTGCTGTTTTAGCACTCGTTAATTTTTTCTTCATTCCCTTCATTCTTGCACAAAAAGATTTTTTCCTACCTTTTGCTTCCTTAGTTTTAGGATTAGGAGCAGGAGGTTTTAACTTACCCTTCTTATATGATTTGCGTCCTTTAGCATTCAACCCCCCAGATGGAGATTTTCCCTCCTTACGTTGCCATGCCGGAGTTTTCTTATTCATAAAACTTAACTTCCAAAAATAGAATTAAGTTGATTTTGCATGAAAGAACCCATACTTGCATCCATGTTCTTAAAACCTGTTATCCCCCCTTCATAAGGATTACTAAAAGGATTGTTATTTGCAATTCCATCAATATTTGCTCCTAAAGGAGTTGCCCCACCATAAGGTTGTATTGGGTTGCCCATATTCCCTAGACTTCCTACGAAACCCCCTCCCTTGGAATACTCGGGGAAGGTTTGAGAAATTAAACCTATTAGTTCTTCCCTAAATGGTTCCATTTTTTGTTGACCATAAAATCGAGATATGGATTCTGTTAAAGGATCAAGCATTCTTGGGTTAAATCCCATGTTTTGTGAAGGATTAAATAAACCGCCAATTCCAC